GACATCGCCCGAGCCATCGCCGCCGGGGATCTGCCCGAGGTGGAGGACTACGACCGCGTCTCCTGGCAGACGCCCAAGAGCCTTACCGTGGACGCCGGCCGCGAGGCCATGCAAGCCCGCGAGGACTACAAGGCCGGCCTGTCCACCTTGCAGGACTACTTCGGTGAGCTGGGCTTGGACTGGCAGGAACAGATCGAGCAGATGGACCGCGAGAAAAAGTTTATTGCCGCACTGAGCCCGGCTCCCAAACAAGCGGCTGTTTCCGATGCCGGGCAAGGGGAGCCAAACGCCCAGCCCGAGCCCGTGCAGACCCCGGCCGCCCCGGAGGAGCTCGTGGCCAACGTGACCGAGACCGTCGCCATGCAGGCCAAGGTGGAAGTGCTGCCGGCCAAGACCGAGGCCTTTACCATGAAGGACGATCCGGATTACCAGCTTTCCGACAAGGAGCTGGACATGGTCACCAAGGCCGTCGGCCTAAAGAACAAGCCCGCCAAAAAGAAAAAGTGATTCGGCTGGCGCTGGTCTGCCTGCTTTTTGCCGGGTGCGAAAAACCAAAAAACATCTCCACCGGCCTGCCTGCCTATTCCGACATGGGCGCCGCGGCCGACGCCGGACAAACCCCCAGCCATTGACATTTTCGTGGCCCGTATGGCCACCAAGCTCAACAACGTCTCCATCCTGACGGCCGGCGAGGCCAAGGGTCACAACCTCCTTATCGACGACACCAGCCTGCAGCAGGCCCTGGCCGTCGCCCAGTCCATGGGCCGGATCAAGGTCACCAACGGCCACGGCGCCCAGCAGGTCATGGACATCCTGGGCTACGTCGAAAACTTCAAGATCCAGGGCAACCGCCTGCTCGGCGACCTGACGCTGCTGGATAACGACAAGGCCAGCTACGTGGCCAGCCTGGCCAACATCATGCCCGACCAGTTCGGCCTCAGCCTGACGTTCTCCGGCGTGCCCGAGGACAAGGAGGACGGCTACCGCTACGCCCGGGTCACCGAGATCTACGACGTCTCCGTGGTCACCACCCCGGCCGCCAACCCCGCCGGCATGTTCAGCGCCTTTTCCCGTCTACCAGTTGACACCTTTTCAAAACCTCAAATGGACACACCCATTGTGGAAACGAAAAAAGAGGAGCTGAGCGCCCCCGCTCCGGCCCCCGAAATTAAGGCCGAAACCCCCGCCGTCGCCGCGACGGAAGCCCCCAAGGCCGAGCTGGCCGAGGCGCCCGCCGCCGAGGCACCCGCTCCCGCCGTGGAAACCAAGGCCGCCGAGCCCACCCTGGGCGACATCGCCGGCATGCTGGCCGAAATCCTCGGCTACATGAAAAAGGACGTGGTCGAGGACGCCGTCGAGGACATGGGCGCCAAAAAGGACGAGAAGTCCGAGATGGCCGCCCAGCCCGTCGAGGAAAAAACCCAACTTTCAGAAAAGGTCGAGAAGGATGCCGCGGGTGCGGCGCCCGTCCCGGCCCAACACGCGGACGCCAAAGTGTCGCGCGCCGAGATCCTCACGCAGTTCAACCAGGAGAAAAACCACGCCAAGCGCGTGGAGCTTCTCCGCAAGCTGGGCGTCTAACGCCCGAAGGACAATAACATGGCCAACACACTCGGAACGACCAATGCCAATGTGATCGCCCAGCGCGCGCTGGAGATCCTGGTTTCGGATTACTCGTTCCTCCGCAATAGCGTCACCGACTTCTCCGACTCCGCGGCGAAGTTCAACGCCTCCATCTACACCCACCGCGTCAGTGCCCTGACGGCCCAAGACTACAGCCAAGCCAATGGCTACGTCGCCACCGCCGCCACGCAGACCGACGTGCAGATCACCCTGGACAAATTCAAGCACGTTTCCTACGACGTGGACGACCAGGAGCGCACCACCTCCAACATCAACCTGATCGAGCGTTTCGCCGGCGCCGCCGCTCACGCCCTCGGGTTGCAGATGGTGGGCGACCTGCTCGCGCTCGTCACCAGCTCCAGCTACACCAGCGCGATCACCGTCAGCTCGGCCTCGTTCAGCTACGCCTGGGCGGTTTCGGCCGGCGTGATCCTCAACAACAACAAGGTCCCGACCAACGACCGCTACGCGGTGCTCTCGCCCGCGTTCTTCGGCACGCTCCTCAAGGACAGCAACGTGGTGGCGAATCCGCAGATCAGCGGCGACGCCGTCCGCAATGCCGGCCTCGGCAGCGTGGCGGGATTCAACATCAACCAGTACTCCGCGATCCCCAGCAACAGCATCACCCTCGGCGGATTCTTCGCCCAGCGGGAAGCCCTGCTCATCGCGGCCCGCGTTCCGGAAGTGCCGTCCAACGTCACCATCCCGGGCGACATCTCGGTCGTCACCGAGCCCCGGACGGGCCTGTCCGTCCAGGTGCGCGAAGCCTACTCGGTGCAAACCGGTAAGCTGCAGCGGACCTACGCGCTGATCTACGGCGTGAAGGCCGGCGAGACTTCCAGCCTCGTGCGGATCAACGGAGCCTAACCTCCTTGGAAGGGGCGGCGGATTGAGCAATCAGTCCGCCGCCCTTTCTCCTTACCTGAGATCCTAACATGTCCGAGTTCACCGATTGCCTCAAAGACGCCCTGGCCGTCGCCTACGACCAGTTCGGCACCGCCGCCACCTTCGGCGCCACCTCCGTCACCGGCGTCCTTTCCACCATCACCCGCCGGGAAAACCTTGAGCTCCACGGCTACGATCTGGACCTCAACGCCACCTTTACCGCCGACAAGGCCGTCATGGCCACGCCGCCGTCCATCGGCACCACCGCGCTGGTCAACAGCGTCACCTACCGCGTCATCAGCCTGGATACCAACCACGCCTGCTACGTCATCGGCCTGCGCGAGGGTTAGCCGCCATGCCCCGAGATCCTCAACTTTCCATCTATCTCATCGCCGGCAACGAGGCCAAATACATCGGCCGCTGCCTGGACGCCTTTAAAAAATACGCGGACGAGCTCGTCGTCTGCATCGCCCGCGGCGGCCTGAACGACGACGGCACCGAGGAGATCGCCAGAAGCAAGGGCGCCAAGATCGTCCACTACAAAAACGATCCGGCCAACGCCGGCTGGCCCCACGTCGATCATTTCGGGAAAGCCCGCCAGACGGCCCTAGAGGCCTGCACCGGGCAGTTTGCCATGTGGGTCGATGCCGATGACCTTCCTGCCGCCGGCCTCAAGGAACGCCTGAAAAACGCAATCAAGGCACTGCAGGAGCGCGAAAAGCTGGGGATCTACGCCGGCGTCTACGCCGTGCTTAACGCCAAGCTGAACCCCGTCAGGGAACGCCTGGTCAAACGCCTGCCCGACGGATCGTGGTCCGGCCGCTGGCACTATGCCGTGCACGAGGCCCTGTTGCCGCTCCCCGGATACGAGGTCGTCGGCGAGCAGAACCCGTGGGTCGAACACCACGTGGACGGCTACAAGCCCGCCAGCGCGGACAGAAACATGCGCATCCTGGAAAGCCAGTTGGGCGAGGCCGGCAAGTATGCGTACTACCTGCAGCAGGAGCTGTTTCTTTCCGGCCAGCGGGACAAGTCCTCCGCCTGGTCCCACGTCTCCGCGCTCTGGCCCAGCCAGGAGCCCACCTTGCGGTACGAGAGCTGGTGCAACTACGGCGCCGTCCAGGCCGCCACGGAACAGCGCATGGCCGCCTACGCCCGGGCGCATCAGGCCAGCCCCGGCCGCCGGGAGGCGCTTTACTACATGGCCCGGGAGGAGGCGTCCGCCGGCAAATGGGGCGCGGCCTTCCACCTGCTGAAAGCCGCCATGGTGCAGCCGGATCCAGGCATCACCCAGTGGAACGCCCAGCGGCAGATCTATGATTTTGAGTGCATTGACCTGTACATCGCCGCCGCCCGCGCCGTGGGCGACACGGCCGAGGCCGAAAAAATCGAGGCCCAGTGGCGCAAAACCAAGCCCGTCAAGATCACCGTCTGCCACGCCACCCGCGGCCGGCCGCAGGAGGCCATCAACGCCCGCATCCTGTGGATGAAAAAAGCGGCCGATCCGGGAAGCATTGAATGGATCTACGCCACCGACGAGGACGACGACAAGGCCGCCGCCCTCAAGCCTTGGGGAACCGTCACCGGAAAAGGCGGCTGCATTGCCGCCTGGAACCGCGCCGCCGAAAAGGCCAGGGGGGAGATCATCATCCAAGGCAGCGACGATTGGGATCCGCCGCTGTGGTGGGACAAAATCGTCGCCGACCGCATCGGCGACACCACCCGCGAATCCGTTCTGGCCGTCAGCGACGGGCACCGCCAGGACCAGCTGCTGTGCCTGGCCATCCTCACCCGCAACCGTTACCTGAAGCAGGGCCAGCTGTTTGCGCCGGAGTACGACGCCAGCTCCGGCATCTTTTCCGATAACGAGTTCACCGCCCGCGCCTACGCCGACGGGTGCGTGGTCGAGGCCCGCGACGTCGTCTTTACCCACAACAATCCCATGTTCACCGGCCAAAAACCGGACGCGGAGTTCCTGCGCCACAACGCCGCCACCAATTACGAGATCGGTAAAAAAATCTTTGAGGCCCGCAACCCGTCGGCCCGATGATCCACACCCACAACGCCCTGCGGCTGGGCGATAACCTGGTTCAGCTCAACTTCCTGCGCCGCGCCTGTCTGGCCGATCCCGCGCTGGAGATCACCCACTACCATCAGCCCGAGCTGTGCAAGTTTGAGGAGATCGACGCCTTGCGGTCCGACATCTCAACACGCCTGCGGATCCGGCCCATCGATCAGGCCCCGCCGGAAAGCGTCGACAGCTGGCGCAACGCCGGCGGCTGGTGGGAACGCCATCCCGACCGGCTGGATTTTGCCGCCTTCCACCTCCAGTGGTTTGAGGAGCTGGCCGGCAGAATGGGCCTACCCAACCCCGTCCGCTCCGTGGCGGACCTGCTGCTGGATTATCCCACGCTGGACTCCTTCATTCCCATGGCGCCGGAGTGTGACGTGCTGGTCATCAACTCGCCCGGACTTTCCGGACAGTTTTTAAATTACAAGGAACAGGATTTCCGCGACCTGATTGCCCGGCTGGTGCTTAAGGGCCACCGCGTTATCTCCACCGCGCCCACCGGCCTGTGCCCGCATTTTGAAAACAGAAACGTCACCTTCATCGGCGCCGCCTCCACCAAGGCCAAAGCGATCGTGGGCACCAGCACCGGCCCCAGCTGGCCCTGCCTGAATATCCACAACCAGGCCAAGCCCATCATCCTCTGCGCGGACGTCGAGCAAGTCATCCTCACGCCGCGCACCCGCATGGCCAAGAGCGTCTATCACGCCATCCATCTGCTGGAGGGCGAGGGGATCCTGTGACCTACCGGGACGAACTCACTCTGGCCATGGACAATCTGGCCGCAGACAAGGCCACCCGCTTCATCGGGTATGGCGTGAAAATCGGCGGCCGCGCTTTGGGCACGCTGAAAAACGTGCCCGACGCGCAGCTGATCGAGACGCCCGTGGCGGAAAACCTGATGGTCGGCCTGGCCACCGGCCTGTCGCTGGCCGGCCTGCGACCCGTGGTCTTTATCGAGCGCATGGATTTCATCCTCAACGCGCTGGACGCCATTGTGAACCACCTGGGCGCGGCCCAGACGATCAGCCGCGGCCAGTTCCGGCCCGCCGCCATCCTGCGCGTGGTCGTCGGCAACCGGCACAAGCCCCTCTACACCGGGCCCACCCACGTGCAGGACTTCACCCACGCCATCCGCCTGATGGTGGATTTTCCCGTCGTGCGCCTGACCGAGCCGCACCAGATCGCCCCGGCCTACTTTGAGGCCCACGAGGGGCTGCACTGCGGCCGCAGCACCATGCTCGTCGAGCACAAGGACCTGATCTGATGCGCCAAAACAAGTACAGCGATTACAAGATCTTCAGCTTTCCGGAAAAGGTGGAAAGTTTCCGCACCCAGACGCTCACCGCCCCGCTCTACGTCCGCATCAAGCCCACCAACCGCTGCAACCACGCCTGCCGGTTCTGCACCTACAGCGACGGCACCACCCGGCCCAAGGACCGGCCGGACCTGCACCTGCAGTCCGCCATGCACACCGAAATGAAGGAGCAGGACGTCATGCCCACGTGGAAGCTATTGGAGCTGATGGACGACCTGCGCGAGATGAACGTCCGGGCCGTCACCTTTTCCGGCGGGGGCGAGCCGCTGTTCCATCCCGCCATCACCCAAGCCATGACCGCCACGCTGTCCTCCGGCATCGATCTGTCCATCATCACCAACGGCCAGCTGCTCACCGGCGAGCGCGCCGAAATTCTCACCCGGGCCAAGTGGGTGCGCGTGTCCATCGATTACACCAGCGCCGAACAGATGCACCAGAGCCGCGCCGTGCCTCCGGCCAGCTTTGAGGCCGTGCTGAAAAACATGAAAACCTTTGCCGCCGCCAAGACCGCCACGTGCGACCTGGGGGTCAACTTCATCGTCACCCGCTACAACTACGAGGGCATCACCCCGTTTGCCCAAACCCTCAAGGAGTTCGGCGTGGAAAACGTGCGCTTCTCGCCCGTCTACGTGCAGGGCTTCAAGGATTATCACAAGGACATTGCCGTGCGCGTGCGCGAACAGCTGGCCGAATGCCAGGCCCTGGTCGACGACACCTTCAGCGTCAACAGCACCTACGATCTGGACAGCCCGTCCAAAAGCCCCGTCCGTCCGTTTGCCCGCTGCCTGTACGCGCAGGCCGTCTGCGTGGCCGCAGCTGACCTGAACATCTACGCCTGCCACAACACCGCCTACAGCGCCCACGGCCGGATCGCGTCCTTCAGGGATCAGTCGTTCCGGCAGGCGTGGTTCAGCCCGGAGGCCCGGGCCTGGCACAAGACCTTCAACCCCGGCGTCAGCTGCCTGCATGAGTGTGCCAACCACAACAAGGTGGCCCTGTTTGAAAGTCTGGCGTCCGACAGCCACGACGCCTTTGTATGAACGAGCACGATCTGATCAACTTTGAGCTGCGCATCCGCCGGCTGTTTAAGGATGGCAAGCTGCCTTACCTGATTCACCTTTGCGGCGGCAACGAGGTGCAGCTGGTCAGGCTGTTTGGGGAAATTAGGCGAGGGGACTGGGTCTTTTCCACCCACCGCTCCCACTATCACTACCTGTTGCACGGAGGGGATCCGGACGCCCTGGAGCAGATGATCCGGGAGGGGCGCAGCATGTTTGTCTTTGACCACCGGCTAAACTTTTACAGCTCCAGCGTGTTGGCCGGCACCTGCGGCATCGCCGCCGGCGTGGCCCACCGCATCAAGGAAGCCGGGGAAGCCCGCCACGTCTGGTGCTTTGTGGGCGACGGCGCGGAGGACGAGGGCCACTTTTACGAGGCCGTGAACTACGTGGACGGGCACGGCCTGCCCTGCACGTTCGTCATCGAGGACAATGACCGCAGCGTGGACACCTCCAAGGCCCAGCGGGGCAGGGGCCGGATCGGCTGGCCGCCGTGCGTCCGGCGTTACCACTACGAGCCCGTCTATCCCCACGGCGGCGCCGGGCTGAAGGAGATGGTCACGTTTGACCCCGCCATCCGGCCCGTGTGGGACCAGCCGTGATCTTCCGCCAGGTCATGCAGGCCGGCCGGGCCGTGGCCGGATTTGCCGGCGGGGGCTTTCGCCGCGTGCCGGAGGATGTGCTGTCCCACCGCCAATCCCTATGCCAGGTGTGCGAACATTGGGACGCCCAAGCTTTTGCCGGCACCGGCCGGTGCCGCAAGTGCGGCTGCAGCTGCTGGAAACTGCATTTTCCAAAATCCGCCTGTCCCATCGGCAAATGGCCGGCGGTGACATTGCCGGCTTAGGATTATGGCCGCCGTCACCATGCTGGATCGCCTGATCGAGGCCGGACTCAAGGAACTGCTGTCCTCCGCCGTCACCGGCGTCACCTACCACCTGTCGCAGGAAACCATGGAAAAGGATCCGCCCTTTCTGGCCATCCGCGCCACCATGGGCGCGGAGGTGCCGGTGCCCGGCTCCGGCGTCTTTGAGGTGCCCGTGGAGATCGTGCTGGCCGCGGGTGCGGACGACACCACCGCCCAGGCTTTTAATGTGAAAAGCGCCCAGCTTCTGCAGGCTTTTTACCATGACAGCTCCGCCGTCAGCCGGCTGAACGCCACCACCGCCATCGGGTCCGCCCGGGCCTACCGCTGCGACGTCACCGGCAGCCAAGCCGGGGTGGAGGGGGACGAGCGGCTTTTCACCCGCACGCTTAGCCTGACGGTCCTAGCCTACCCCAACTCCATCGGGAGTTGACACTTTTTCGTCTGTCATGCCAGCCACCACCATCGGTCAATCAGGGCTCTCCTTCGGCTTGTCTGCAGAGAGCGGAATGTTGGTTCAATCTTTCAGCGAGACGCGCAACACGGAAAAAGCCGAGGCGCGCAACAACCAGGGCGACGTGGTCGGGCTGGCCCTCTTTAACCAGACCGACACCCTGTCCTGGTCCGGCACCGTCACCGGCACCTACAGCACCACCGCCGGAGCCGTGCTTTCCACGCTGGCCAACGCCACCAGCACCGGCGGACGCATCGTGGTGGATTCCGTGTCCTTCACCAAGGCCCCCGATTCCTTTGTGACCGTCAACGTTTCCGCCACCCGCTATCCGAACATGTCCTAAGCCGCCACCCGCGGCCTTCATGAGATCCTCCAAAAATGATCGATAGCTTCTGGGGCACCACCAACATCAAGGTCGCCGCCGCCGCGGCCGCCTTTGGCGCCCAGATCCGCAAATACGACCCCTGCACCTGCACCGTCAGTGAGGACGGCCGCCGGCAGTACACGTTCTGGTTTTCCGGGGGAGGGGACGAGGCCCGGGCCGAGATGGAGCGCAGCTGGTCCGAGATGCAGTCCGCCGCCGAAAGCCCCATCCGCTACGTCCGCGCCGCCCTGGAAAACCGGGAAACCCTGCTGGGGCTGGTCAAGCGGGCCGAGCCCATCATGGTCATCCAGCGGGGCGAGCAGACCCTGCTGGTGCCCGAGCGCGCCAAGCCCGAGCTGAAAAAATCCCTTTTGAGCAAAATGTGATGGCCGAGGAAACCGACCTCTCCGCCGAGCTGGACGGGGCTTTTGTGTCCGGGGAAAGGACGTGGAAAGGCCAGCCCCTGGCTCCCTATACCGAAGGATCCCGCCTGCTCATGGCGCAAGTGCGCAGCGAGGATGACGCCGGCCTGTTTTTTATCTGGGCTTTTCTCTACCTGCACCTGGAGCTCAGGAAAGACCGCAAAAACGCCATCCGCCTGTGCTGGAACCGCGAGGCCTTCCGCGAGGCCGTGCTGGATTTCAGTTCCGGCATGACCATCGCCGATCGGGATTCCGCCGCCGCCGTCGTCAACGCCATGCTGGACGAGGCCGCCCAGGCCGAGACCGAGGTGCAGGCCACCGGGAGGCCGGCCCCGCCGGGAAACGCGTGACGCCGGCGGGCGCCGCCCTGGGCGTGTTCCCGCTGGCCAAGGCCTTTGGCTGGTCCGTGGAGTACATTTTATGGGAGCTGCCCATGGCCCTGCTGCATCAGGCCCACGCCTACGTCCTGTGGGCCAACGGCAGTCGGCTGCGCCGGGCGCGCCGCGGGCGCGTCGATAGCGCTGACATCGCCAAAAAACTGGGAATCTAGCCATGGGACTACAAGTGGATGCCACCAAGCTGGAGCGCGCGCTGAAGGCCTTTGTCGGGCAGACCCGCCTGCAGGCCGCCCAGGAGATGCGCATCCAGGCCCGCAACCTGGCCGTGCGCCTGGCCAACGCCACCCAGCCCTTTGGGGAATCCGAGGACGTCAGAAAACGGTCCGAGAAAAAGATCCGCACCGAAATCGGCCGCGTCTACATGCCCACGTGGCTGGCCTCCTCCATCATTGCGCGCTCATCCAAATCCCCCGGCAAAAGCCCCACCCAGAATCCGCGCCAGGCGGCCCGGGCCTTCTCCAGCCTCGTGCTGGGGGCGCAGAAAGCCTCCGGCAAGCGCAAGTACCGCGGCCTGGTGGATGCCGATCTGCTGCTGCAACGCCTGCAGGTCAAGCCCCTCATCGGCACGCTCGTCAGCCGGTTCGATGCCGGCGTGGCCCATAAGGCCGCCCGTTTTGGCAAGGCCCAGCGCGTCCCCAAAAACCAGTACGTCCGGCAGGTGGTCACCGATCCTGCCAAGCTGGAAAAGTACATCCGCGAGCGCGAGGCCCGCGTTGGCGTGGCCAAATCCGGCTGGGCCATGGCCGCGGAGGCCATCAGCGCGGCCGGCGGAATCAAGGCCGGCATGCGCGGCATCCCCGGGTGGGTGCGGCGGCACGTCAAAAAATACCAGACCGGCGACGCCGCCGATTATGCCGATGCCAAGGACAAGCCCTTTGTGGAGCTGCGCAACCGCGTGCGTTACATCTTTCAGGTCATCAGCCCTGATACCATCCGGCGAACCATTGACATTCAGATCCTAGCCATGATCAAGCGCCTGGGCATCATCGCCGCCGCCGAGGCGAAAAAAGCCGGCCTGTAGGAATTTATGGCCGAAGCCGCCGAAGCCGTCGCAAGGTTGCGCCTGGACGCGACCGGGTTTGATAAACAGGCCAACTCCTCCTTCCGCGAGTTTTCCAAGCAGCTGACCAGCGTCAAGGACGCCACGGATGCCGCCATGCGCGGCGCCGAGGCCCTGCAGAAAGTGTTCGTCAAGACCCTAGGCGGCACCATCGCCATCGGAGCCGCCAGCGCGCTGAGCGACGCCATGCGCGACGTGGGCAGCAAGATCGGCTCCGCCGCCCAGATCGCGGCCGATGCCCAAAACGGCATCAAGGGCCTGGCCCAGTCCTTTGAGGAGGGCGCGGCCCGAGCGGAAAAGCTCAACGCCGCCGCCGCCGGCGTCGCCAAAAGCCTGGAGGAACTGCAGAACGCCAGCCCCGTCAACGCCGCCATCTTCAGGATTTTCGGCGGGGCCGATGTGCTGGAAAACCTGCAGGGATCCCTGCGCGACGCCGCCGAATCCGAAATGGCCATGGGCGCCGTCAACGCCCTGCGCCGCTCCCGGATGTCGCCCGAACAGGTGCGGGATTTTGACCTGCAGGCCGCCCGGCAAAGCCAGCTGGACGCCGCGTCCAAAATCACCAACGAGGAGCGCCGCCGGCGCACCGTGCAGGCCCTGCGGGAACGCTTTGCCAGCGAGGACGTGGAGGCCCAGGACAAATTTTTCCGCGAAACCGATCCCGACCGCAAGGCGGCCAGGGCCGGCTTTGACGGCGATCTGTACGACCGCCAGCGCGACCGCGCTCGGGAACGCATGCGGGCGGAGTTTCAGGCCGGCTTAAAGGAAGCCCAGCGGCAGGCCGAGGACATGGCCCGCGCCCGCCAGACCGAGGAGATGAACCTCAACACCATGCAGATCGTGGAGGCCCAGTCCGCCCTGGACGAGGCCGAGCAGCGCAAAAAGGAGGTCGATCGCCGGGTCATTGAAACCGATGCCGCCGCCGCCAAGATCGCCCAGGGCGTTTTCGGCAGCGCCCGCGGCCCCGGCCAGCGCATGACCAGCATGGAGATCGGCATCAACCGGGCCGTGGACCGCGCATTTAACCAGCAAACCATTGCAAGCTCCCGCGAATATCGGGATCAGATCAAGGCCGAGCTGGGTCCGGGAGCCGATGCGTACAAGGTCAACCGTGAAATCCAGAAAAAGCGAGAGGATCAAGCCAGGCAGGCTGCCAGAGCCCCCTTTGAGGCGGCCCAGGCCGCCAAGAATCAGCAGTCTGAAATTATTAAATATATGCAGTCCGTGCAGGACATTCTGAACGAGTTGAAAGCCTACGCCCACGCCACATGAGCGCGTCCTACCTTGGCAATCTTCCCGTCACCCGGGAGACCAACACTTATGTGGATCAGGATGGGGTGAAGTTTTCCAGCATGCTGATCACCGCCACGGCCGTCTGCGGCCCCAGCCTGGTGCCGGCCATCGGATCCGCTTACTCGCTGGATTCCAATCTGTGGGTCACCCAGTCCGATCTTTCCTACTCCTCCGACGGTTTTGCCAAGATTAACATCACCGCGGCCGGGCCCGATGCCACCGCCAAGCCCAGGGTTCGGATCATTCCGGGGGCTCCCAAGATTTACGGGTTATCCCCGACGGCCGTTCCGGAAGGAGTGCCGTACTACCATCCCAGCCGTGGCGTCACGGTGGAGGTGACTTTCGTCGCCGCCGAAAGCGCTGTGAACACCGTCGTGGGGAATTACCTGGGCGCCCGCATGCCCGCATCCATTGGCGGGCTGTCCCTGCCGGCCCCCGCCTCCGGCCCCCGCGAGATTCGTGTCACCACCACGCTGGAAAATTACGAGGGCGATGTGGACCTGGTCACAGGTTACTACAGCGGCTTCATCTGCATCTCCGTGCGCACGGAGCAGCGTGGCCGGGCCACCGTGGTGGTTTTAAGTTTTCAGGAATCAGGCTATGCCAGCCGGCGGGAATCCAACGGCAGCTACACCAACATCTTTGCCTATAACCTCTGATGTATGCCTGAGCCGCGCCTTACGCCCCTGCCTGCCGGCAAGCTCAAGATCCATGCCGAGCATTTCCGCAAAGTCGTCCGCCGGATTGAGGCCATCAAACCGCTGGCCGGGGACAACATTTCCATCCGGGAAACCGAGGACGGCATAGAAATTTCAAGCACTGGCACGGCCGGGGGGACTGGTGTTCCGGCCGGGTTCTCCGTCATCGAGCTGCATGTCTGCCGCAACGGCGCGCCGGGCACCATCCAGGTGCTGGGCTACGATTCGATCGGATTTGACGATTTATGACCCCGGCTTTGACACCGGGCCCATCCATTTATGCCTTCCAATCTTAATCTCACCCTGGACGGCTCCGGCCTGGGCCTGATTTCCGGCGGTGGCCAGATTTTTTCCCGCAACGACAGCTACAACCTTCGCCTGCGGGTGGTGGATAGCCGGGATGGCGCCGGCGACACCTCTCTTTCCGCGCCGTCGTTCAAGGTTGTGTTTGGGACCGCCGGCACCCGTCCGGCCATGGGCCAGTTTAAGCTCACCACCTCCACCGGCACGTCCGAGGCCATTGCCTACAACGCCACCACCTCTGCCGTGGCCACCGCCGTCTCCGCTGTGGCCGGAAACGTCACCGTGGCCACCTACGGGGGCTCCGGATCCGCCTGGCTGATTACCGCCGCCACCGCCAACACCGCCCTGTCCTTGACCGGGGTTACCTTCACCATGTTCCCGTCCAGTTCGGCCCGGGTCAGCACCCTGCAGGCGCCCGCTTCCGGCGTCACCGCCGTTCAGTTGGTGGAGCTGGTCCGTCAGCCGGCCGTCTCGGCCCTGACGTTTTCCGCCGCCGCCACGGCCGGCGTCGTCACCTTGTCGCTGGTGCAGGAGGGCAGCGCCTCGGCCAACGAGACCTACCGGCTCACCCTTGGATCCGATGCGGTCGGCGGATCCTACAGCCTGGTCTACGGCTCCAACGCCACCACCGCCGTGTCCCTGGGCGCGTCCAGCCTGGCGCTGCAGACGGCTCTTTCCGCCGTCACCGGCCTGGGCGCCAACATTGCCGTGCAGGCCGTTTCCGCCGGCCGTGGCCACATCATCAGCTTTGTGAACGGGCTGGCCCTGACCAACGTCACCACCGCGCTTACGCTGGATAAATCAGGCATCCAATATGCCTCCTGGTACGAGGGCGTGGTGACCTTTGGCGGGATGGATCTGGAGCAGATGTTTGTGGAAAGCGGCGCCAACACCTGCACCGGCGTGCTGGAGGTGGAGCTGTCTGAATCCTCCCGCAAGCAGACGCTTCTTCAGGTCGTCGCCACCGTCCGCAAAGACCTGCAGCTGTAGGCCGGGCAGGCCCTCATGGCCTTTATCTACCCACAGCTTTTTCCCTCTGGGTGCGAGGTGCACACCGAAACCGATCCCACCACCATTATTGTCGACGGCCAGCAGCCCTACCTTTGGGGCTTTTCGCTGGAGGAGGCCATGCACATTATGTGGAAGCTTTGCACCGTTCGGGCCTCGGCCACATACACAGCCACTGATCTTTTTGGCACGTCCACCTCCTCGGCCACAAATGTGGCCCTGGAAAAATTTTTTTTTCCTCCGGCCAACACCTATGGGGTTGACCGCATGAGCAGGATTATCTGCCTTGAAAATCCCTGGACGTTTGAGGGGACCTTCGTTGGCAGCCCCGACGGCGGTGGGCTTTTTAGCGTAATTGTTGACGATGTTTTCCCCATCTACCTTTTTAACGATCAGTACTATCTGTTTATCAGGACTGGCTACAAAGATGTCGGTTTTACCCAGGCTTCAGCCGGCCCGCCGACGACCGGTAGCCTGACGGTGGATTTTGGCGGGTTTACCCGTACTTCCACCAATGCAAAATCCTCTCAAAATCCGTCCACCCAGGTTGTCATTACCTGCGACATTACCATCACGGCCGAAACTTTCCGCGACCCGTCCTAGCCTTGACATGCGCCTGCCTCCGTGGCCGCAGGTGTCTATAATCTAACCGTTGAACAAGGCGTGGATCTTGCTTTGCAGGTTTCCGTCAAGGATTCCACCGGGGCCACCTACAGCCTGGCCGGATCCACCGCCGCCGCCCAGATCCGGGATGACTATAACGGCGCCCTGCTGGCCAGCTTCACCGCCGTCACCAACACCGGCACCGCCGGCGTCCTGGCCCTGACCCTTTCCGCCGTCACCGCCAGCTCCCTGCCTCTGTCCGGGGGCAGGTGGGATCTGCTGCTGACGACCAGTGCCGGCACCAAGGTGCGGCTGCTTAACGGCTCCGTCACCATCAGCGGCGAGGTCACCGAATAATGCCCGATCTTTCCGCCACCATCGCCGGGCCGGCGCAAATCAGCGTGGCCGTGGGCACTCCCATCGCCAACGCCGAGGCCGGCGTGGTTCCCCACGCCAGCAGCCACAGCACCACCGGAAGCGATCCCGTCAGCCCATCCTCCATCGGCGCCCTGTCCGTGGGCGAGGGCATTGCCTACGCCATTGCCCTTGGATGACAAGATTTTGAGGTAAAGCCATGAAGCAAATTGTCTCCAACTACAGCTACAGCCCCGCGACCAACGTGGTCACGCTGACCGGCGTCAACATTGATGCCGATCAGCTCCTTTTGATCGTGGCCCCGGGCGTCGGTCGCACCCTGTACAATTTCGCCAGCGTCACTGGGACCGTTTCCGCCGGGGCCGATACAAGGGTAACGCTGAACGCCTCCACCGCCGGGCTGACGACCACCAGCCCGCTGGTCATTTTCTATGATGACCAGGCCTCCACCCAGACCGTGGCGGGGACGGTGACGGCGAATCTTTCATCGTCCAATTTAAACTCAGTAACCATTGGAGTTCGTGGCTCAGTAACGGCAAACTCAAATCTTACCGCAACGGCCCTTGTTGATCTTGTTGAGCCTGTAAGGGCTGGTGTTTTTTCATGGGCAGATGGCGAGCTTCAAGGCATTATCTCAAATTCTACTCCTGTAATCTCCGGCACGGTGACGGTTGGGGCATCATCAGTTACTTTCAATGCTAATGTAGGAACAAGGTCTGATGGTTCACGCCATCCGTTATCTCTGGAAAGTGGAAGTAACTATGTAAATGCAAGGGTGTTTTCCCCGTCAGTTGAAATTTTCCAAGCAACCGTTACAGTCGGCAACAGCGTCACCATCGGCTCTCTCCCTGCCATCAGCGGGACGGTGACGGCGAATGTTGTTGGAACCAGAGCCTTTGTTGATTCAAATGCTGTTACAGTTAGCGGATTTCTAACCGTAGGCGGGTGGGATGATGTAAATTCTCAGCACGCACCAATACCGCTAACCGATAGTGGGACTGGAGTTAGAATTGGTTTTGACGATGCAAATGGCGCGCCACTTCAAGTAATAAATCATCCAAGCCTTCCGCTTTCTGCAACCGTCACAGTCAGCAACTCCGTCACCATCGGCTCTCTACCAACGATTAGCGGGACGGTTACTGCGAATGCTGGATCTGGCACATTTAATGTTTCTAATAGGGGTGCAACAGGGGAGGCAACAGTATCCAATTTCACTTCCACTACTTCATCAACCCTAAAGGCATCCAACTCAAACCGAAAGGTTCTGACCATCTACAACGAGGGCGCAGGCAATCTTCATGTTCTATACGGAAGCGGAACCGCAAGCACTACCAATTATTCGGTCAAGCTGTTTTCTGGTGATTACCTTGAAATTGATAAATATACAGGACAGGTGAACGCTATTTTTGCAACGGCAGGAACGGCTAGGGTGACTGAAATAACATGAAAATAGGATCATCGGGAATACCTATAAACAAAAGAAAATATGATAATAGGTGTGGGCTTGCAACAGTAGCAACAGATACAACTACGCAACTTCTTGCATTTGTTCCAAAATATAAAAAAAACCAAACTTTTAGAAGTTTGTTTGGTGATTGCTCTTGGGCCGATCCATTTTCTTATTCAGACATTGTATATATAGCATCTTACTATCTTGGAAATGCAGTTAATGTAGACTCACCATATTATTCTGGGCTGTCTGATTGTTTTATACTTGATAATAGTTTGGGTCCGTTTACTGATGCAATTACTGGGCAAACATCCTCAGAGACGATTTGCTATGTAGCAACCTCGGATTTTTCTACTGATATAGGAAATGTTTTATTGCAGTCATCCATAGTCGTTGTTCAGACCAGTCTTGGTGGTGGAGTTAATGTTGCAATAGAAAATGGAAATCTGGCAACTCTTTATAGGCCAATAGCATAAAATGAAAGAAAACGCAAAAAAGAATATCCTGCAAACAAGAATTAAATTTCTTCAAAAGATCGCTATTGCATCCCAAAAGGAAGTTGAGCGTTGCCTTGCTGAGATTGATGCGGCGAAGACCGAGGAGGAGCTTTCGTTAATAAATTTTACCGCACCATCTATGCCGGAGAATCTGTGAATGAGCTACACCTACGCAGATTTTTTGGCCGCCATTAACTGGCTGGTCGCGGAAGGCTACATCGAACGCTTCTATGACGCCTCCGGGGCGGAGTGCGTCCGCATCTGTGAAGGCGCGGAAACCGCGGAGATCTGACGCCATGCCGGCGCGGAACCTTTCAGCCGACATCCACGGGCTGGATAAACGGATCGTGACGATCGAGGCCAACCAAAAGTGGATCATGGAACAGATCGGCGAAATCCGTGATCTGCTTAAAACCAAGCTGACCCACCTGGACGCCCAGGTCACCGCCCTGGAGGCCGATGCACACTCGCTTAAGACCAAGCTGTGGCTGGCGTGGGTAATCGTCACAGCCGCCGCCTCCGCTTTTGGCACGGTCATCTCCCGCAAGCTGGGCATCTGATTTTCAACGGCTTTTGACATACCCAGCACGGGTATGGAAATTATCACCGCACTCCTTAAGATTGATTGGCTGGGTGTATTGGGCGCGCTGACGGCCCTCCTGGGCGCAGCCGCCCTGCTGGCCACCTTCATCCCGGGCGAGGAGCCGGAGCGGACGCTGTACCGCATCGTCGCCTGGCTCGAAAAGTTTTCGCGCAAATAACATGCTCACGGCCGCCCTGTCTCTTTTGGGCGGGATCGTGGCGGTGATCCTGTGGTTTTTAAAACGCAAAAGCCCGCTCCAGCGCAGCTTTGAGGAGATCGAACATGACCGCCAAAAGCGCCTTCGCGACATCGATTCTTGGTGGCTTAAGCGTCCTTAGTCTGGGGATCCTGCTGGTAGCCTGTGCGACGGTCTCCCAAGTCGCTTCGGGCCCGGCGCCGGAAAGGGAAAGCGTCCAGGCTCTCATGCAAGAATGGGACGCGCTGGAAAAGGAATACGGGCGGCCACCGGAAGCCTTCCGGAAACAGTACGCCCGCGCGTTGTCGACTGTTGTTAATAGCCTGGCGGAAACAGCACGGGAACGGGCCCGCCAGTGAACACGCTGGCGGAGATCAGTAACCGCACGCTGAAAACCATCGCCACGCTGGAGGCAAACTTTCAGCGGAGGGTGAGGCAATGGCTGGATGAAATGGTGCAGACGGGGATCCGGCCGCTGATCTACTGCGGTTTCCGCAGTTTTGAGGAGCAGCTGGCGCTGTTTGCCCAGGGTAGGACCAAGCCCGGCCGGATTGTCACCAAGGCCAAGCCCGGGGAGAGCTACCACAACTACGGGCTGGCGTTTGATTGGGTGCCGGTAAAACCCACGGCCAAGGACCCCAAACTTTTCTCGGCCGATTGGGATGACGCCACCGCCTACAAGGTGGGGGAACAATGCGGCCACACGTTTGACCTGGCATCGATCAGCTGGGAGACGGGCCACCTGCAGGATGGCCGCTACAAGACCTGGCGGGATATTCCCGGCAATCAAAACATCCGCGTGGCCACAACCGCGCCACAACCTACCAAAACGGCCCGTAAGGCGGGCCTGCGCAAGCCGTGAAATCGCCTATGTCCAAGGAGCACGAGCTCCATCTGGCCTCAATCAAGGACGCCTTTCTGCGCGATTTTGACCGCAAGTACCGGAAGGGGCAGGAGGAGCACGGCGGGGCACTGTGGCTGCGCCCGTGCTGGGCGGACGCCATCAGCGAGGTGGTCGATCTGGTTTCCTACGTCTACACGCACAAAGTGCAGCTGGCGGTGATTGCCGATCTGGCGCTCAAGGGGGCGGACGACAAGACCGTGGCCGCCGCGGATGCCCGGGAATCGTGCGTCCGGATCCTGCAGATCCTCCAAGGCCTGCCTGGGTACGAGGACAAGGCCTAAACTTTTGACACATAGGCGCGTGTAAAGTGAACGTCGTCCGCAAGTGGAGGCGCTGGCTGGCGGTAGGATGCACCCACGCCGGTCACATCGACCGCAAGGCCTGGGAGCAGGTTCTATCCTTTAGATCCCGCTGGCGTCCGGTGGAGACAATCCACTTGGGCGACTTCCTGGACACGGCAGCCTGGAGGGCGGGGGCAAGGCACAGCCCTGACGACCCAGACAAGACCGCAAGTTTTGCCGACGATTATCTCCACGGAATGACCCACCTCAAGGAACTGGAAGTGACCCGGATCCACCTCGGGAACCACGAGAACCGAATTTTTGGCCTAACTAGATCATCCTCCGCGGTCGTGGCCTATGCGGCGGAGCAGGGGGTTGCGGCAATCGAACAGGCAGCCAAAAAACTTAAGGCCCAGCTGTACCCCTACGACATCGAGGGTGGGCTGTCCTTGTTGGGCGACACGGTCTTTTTGCACGGCTTCCAGTGTTCCGAGGCGGCCGTGCGGGACACGATTGAATCCCTGGGCAAGCCCATCGTCATGGCGCATCTGCACCGGCCAGAGATTGCCCGGGGCCGCGTGATCGGTTCGCCCACGGGGATCTGCACTGGCACGTTGGCCAACATCGGGGCCATGGGCTACGCCCGCCAACGCCGGGCCACGTACCGCTGGGGCCACGGCTTTGCCTATGGGGAGTTTTGCCAGGACGCCTGCGTGTCCTGGCTGGCCACGCCGGTGAAAGGGGAGTGGAGATTCCCGCTGTGAAGGGCAAGGTGGGATGGGCAGAGGCGATCCAAAAAGCATTTTCTCAGGAGGCGGATGAGATCCCGCCCGGTTGGCAGACGCTGGAACAGATTGCGGCGGAGCTGAAGAAAAACAAATATCACGTCTGCCGTGAGCTCAACCTGCTGGTGAAACTGGGCAGGGCGGAGACCAAGAAGTTCCGCACATGGATCAAGCCCAGTGAAGACTCCCGCGGTCCCAGGCGCGGGTATGTCCGCCTGAACCGGCACTACCGGCTCGTATCCAAAAAGGGATAAAGCCTATCTTTTGATCTTACCCTGCGGACGCCCGGCCACATACAGGGCAGGGCTCGGGCTGGTAAAACCCTGTTCTTGGGCCGCCTCCTTGATCAGCAGCTGGGTAACATAGGTCGAAAGGGACATGCCTGCCTTTTTGGCCAAGGCCATGCCTTTCTTTTTGACCTCGGCCGGCAGGGTCAGGTTGGTGGCTTCCTTTGCCATCAGCGCATGTTATGCGTAAAAAGTGCGCAGGTCAAATTCGCGCCGGAAAAAAAGTTCAGCCCAAAGCATCTTTTTTCTTGCCATGCGTGTTTCATGCGCATAGAACACGCACATGCCAGTCAAATCCTCCTCGAAGAACAGCGGCGCGGAGGTGACGAATTTGTATCTGCCCGTCCACATTAAAAAGCTGGGCCGGGAGCTGGCGGAGAAGAAAAATCTAAGTCTTTCGCAGTTGGTTGCGAAGCTGATTCAGGAGGCTGACGACGCGCCATGACCCCCGAGAGGTACGTGGGAGCCGCTCGCGCTAAGCGCGGGTTGAATGAGCTTATGAACCTGCGCGAGCTGTCTGCCGCGTACGGAATCGCGTACAATCGGGCCCGTCAGCTGTCTTTCCAGCCGGGCTTTCCCATGGTGCGGGGGCTGGTGTTTCCGGCGGCGTTTGAGGCGTGGATGCAGGAAGGCCCGCGTTCACGTAGGGCCGCAGATCTTCCACTGAATGGCGCTGATACAGGTCGTGCACCAGCGTCGAAGAATGGTTCACGAGTCGCATGGCGACAGCTTGAACAATCCCTGCACGCCGCAGGTTTGTCACACGTGTTGCCCTGAGGCCATGAAAACTGTGCTTTCTCATTCCCAGCAGGTTGAAAAAACGGCGCCAGTAGCTGGAGACCTTGGTGCCGCAGCCGGGCCATTCCAGCGTGTGGCTGCGGGGCGTGGACTTCATTTTGCGAAACATGGGGAGAAGACCGTCCGGGATCGGGATGGTGTAGCTCCGGCCCGTGCCGCCCTTGGGCGCGGGAAAGGTGACCGTGCCGGTTTTAAGGTCGATACAGGAAAGCGGGATGCGGGTCTCTTTCAACCGGCAACCCGTGTGCAGGGCGATTTCGAAGCTGGTGCGCATCCAGTCCGGCACGTGCGGGATGGACAGGGCGTGGCGAACGCGGGCGATCTCCTCCTCCGTAAAGACCGGCTTGCGCTGGACGGGGCTTTTGCGGGAACGGAAATCAATCATGGCCATGGTGGAGAGGTGGCCCAGCAGCCGGCCTTGCCTGTGAATCCATTTGAGCATCTTGATATCCTGCAGGGCTTGGTTACGGCCGGGAAAGGATCCGTTGGTCCGGGGCAGGCGGGTGCGCCAGGCGATGTAGTCCAAGGCTCGGGCCGGCGTGAAGTCCTCCAGCAGGATTCGTCGCTCCGCCATGAATCGGGAGAGGTTGCGCCAGCTGTTTCGGTAGTAGATGCGGGTGTTGTCGGCGACCTGGTGTTGAACCAAAAGTTCATCGACCCAAGAGGTGTCCGTGCTTTTTTTGCTACGTTCCGTAACAGAAAGCCGGCTGGCCTCCTCCAGGGCCTTGGCCCGGTGCAGGGTGTTGTCCGTCCGGTAGCGCGTCGCTTTGCAGGCCCATTTTCCCTCGGGGGTTTTGTACCGCAGCCAGTACCATTCGCTGTCTTTTCTTTTGTAAATCGTGGCCATATTGAGTCCGTAGCAAACGTAGCAAATTGGCCAAAAACACCAAGAAATTAAGTGAAGCCGTCAGAGTTAATCTTAAACAAATACACTGTAGCTGGTCGCCGTGGGTTCAAATCCCACCCCGTCCGGTCGTTATCCACCAACGACTTAAGTGGTGAGCGTAGCAAAAACGTAGCAAAGCAAGCCACCGACGAGGCTAAAAAAGCCTGCGACGTGATGGATCTGATCCGCGGGCTCGCCGCGGAGAAAACCGCGTGGATTCGGAGGCCTTTGTGACGCCCTCCGATTTTCTGGACATTGCCAAGATGGTGGCCGTCCTGACCGGATGGGCGCTGATCGTAGGCGCGGCATGGGGCCTGCTTGTTTTTGCCGGATCCTTTGCCGTCTGGTTTTGGCAGAAGTGCAAAGAGGAGGCCCGCAAATGAGCGTGCGGGACTTGGAGGCTGAGGGGGCCATCCCGGCCAACGCCTCAAGCATTGGGGCCAGCGAGTTCAGCGTTTTGTCGGCCATTTTGGAAATGAGGACAGAGCTGCGGAAGCTGTCCCAGCGGCTTGCCGTGGTTGAGGCCAGGCAGACGCCCATTGAAGTGAAGGGCACGTGGCATACCGGAGGCATTGACCAATGAGCCGCCTAGCCAGCCAGTTTGAAAAGCTGTGGGCGCTGCACAAGGGGCCGGCGCTGACCAAGGAGGTCAAGTTCCACCCGTCTCGCCGGTGGCGTTTCGATTACGCCAGCGACTGCGCCATGGGGGCCATTGAGCTAAATGGCGGCGTGTTTGTCGGCGGCCGGCACAGCCGGGGCATGGGCCAGGTCAAGGACGCCGAGAAAATGCGGGAGGCCACCTACTTGGGCTGGAACGTAATCACCTTCACCACCAAGTGCCTGACCTTTGAAAACATCGGGCGAGCCGTCGCGTGGTTTTGGAAGCGCATCAAGGAGCATGGCAAATGACCATCACCCCCGCCTTTCTACACATCGAACTGGCCGAGGAAAGGGCGCGTCGCGTGTCTGCCGAGCGGGCCGTCCGGGCCATCAACGAGCACGACGAATACAAGGCTCGCCAACTGGCCCGCGCCCATGAGCTGGGCTGGATCCGGCCGGACGAGGACCGGATTGCGGCGGCCTACCCGCACGAAACCAACGATTTCACGGACGACGAGTGATCGCCCGCGAAAAGGAGAAACCAAAAAGGAGAAAACCAAATGGCAATAGTAGCAAGCAAACCCCAAAGCAACGGAACCTACACCCCGGCCCCAGAGGGCGTCCATGACGCGGTCTGCTGTGACGTGGCGGATCTCGGCATTGTCGAGACCACCTGGCAGGGCGAAACCAAATCCCAGCACAAGGTGCGCATCGTCTGGCAGCTGGGCACCAAAATGGAGGACGGCCGGCCCTACAGCATTGGCCGCCGGTACGGGCTGACGCTTCATGAAAAGAGCAGTCTGTTCAAAGACCTCAAGACGTGGTTCGGCAAGCCGCCCCCGGACAACTTCGACCTCGAAAAACTGATCGGCCAAAACTGTCAGATCGTCGTCGTCCACAACGAGCGGGAACCCGGCCAGGTCTACGCGAACGTCCAAAGCGTGCTTAAAGCGGGCAAGACCAAGCTGAAGGTCGACCCAGAATTTGTCCGGTTCAAGGACCGCGAGCCCAAGCCGGCGGTGGCTGTGGCCGCAGTCCGCAACACGACCACGGACGCGGACGGCAACGACATCCCGTTCTGACCCTGTCGGAGAAACCACGAGAAGAAACCATAAGCGGGGCCGGCGGTAGTTCCCCCAACTGCCGCCGGCCTTGCGGAAAGGAAACCATGACCGAAACCATTATTAGAATCGCACTGCCGGTATTTATGCTTGGGCTGTTTGCCCTGGCGTTTAGCACCTTGCGCGGCTGGAAGGCATAACGTGGCCAACGTTGTCGTAAAATACGACGCTGAGTCGGCGCACTACTACCTGTCCACGGGCGAACCGTGCCACGGGGATCTGCGCTCAGCCCGCAAGGCCAAGGCGTTCCCCAGCGTCACCACGATCCTCAAAATTCTGGAGAGCGATGCGCTGACCCGCCACAAGGTAGACGCAGCCATCGTCCAGACGCTGACCCTGCCCAGAAACGACGGCGAGTCGGAACAGGACTACGCCCGACGGGTGATTGAAACCAACCGGGCGGAGCTGGCCGGGATGGCCGACACCGGCACCCGGATCCACACGCTGGCCGAGCTGGTGATCGCAGGCGAGGCGCCGCTGCACAAGGACCTTGATGACGGCCTGCGGCCGCACCTGGCATCGCTGACCTGCTGGGCCAAGGCGATCGACGAGGTGGTGCTGTCAGAGGACGTGGTGGTGCATGACGGCGAGGGCTACGCCGGACGCTGTGACCTGATTGCCAAGATCGACGGGCAGACCGAGATCGTGGATTTTAAGAGCAAGAATTTCAGCAAGGTGGCGCCGTTCCACCCGGACATGCCGGGATTCGCGACGGCCGACGAGGAGCACAAGGTCTGGACGGACTACAAGGAGCTGCTCCAGCTGTCTGCCTATTCGTTTGCCTGGGCGGGCGAGGCACTACCGGCCCGCAATGTCTTTATCGACCGCAAGACCGGAGCCATCGACGAGAAACTCTACACGGCCGAGGAAGTGCACGACGCCTTTGAGGCATTCCGGGCCTGCTGCTGCCTGTGGCGGAAAATCAAGAAATACGACCCGAGGAAAAACAAATGAGCGAAACCATCGCCAACTACACCGTCCTACCCACCGAAACCATGGTCCGCCAGCTGGCCGACCGCTGCCGGTCGCTGGAGCGCCAGCTAAAAGAGACCCGGGAAGCGCTGCGGGCCGCAGAGGAGCGGGAGAACTGTCTGATTTTGGAAAGGATTAGGGAGGGGCTGTGAGGTACGTTTCGGTTTGTTCAGGCATCGAGGCAGCCAGCGTGGCGTGGGAGCCGCTTGGCTGGGAGCCGGTCGCATTTTCAGAAATTGAACCATTCCCGGCAGCCGTGCTGAAGCATCGGTGGCCGGAGGTTCCCAACCACGGAGACATGACCAAACATGAGCAATGGAATATACCAAGCGGATCAGTTGACCTTCTGGTCGGGGGAACCCCTTGCCAGTCCTTCAGTGTTGCCGGACTCCGGCACGGCCTCAACGACCCAAGGGGCGGGCTTATGCTTACTTTCCTTAAGATCGCTCAACGTCTGCGGCCTCGATGGGTTGTCTGGGAAAACGTCCCCGGCGTCCTGTCCAGCAACGGAGGAAGGGATTTTGGCTCCTTCCTCGGGGCGCTGGGCGAGCTGGGGTATGGGTGGGCCTACCGGGTCCTGGACGCTCAATGGTTCGGAGTGGCCCAAAGACGCCGTCGTGTGTTCGTTGTCGGCCACCTTGGAAACTGGGAGCTTGCCGCAAAGGTTCTATTTGAGTCCGAAGGCGTGCGCCGGGATTCTCCGCCGAGCCGAGAAGCGGGGCAAGGAACTGCCGCCAATGTTGAAGCAGGCGTTGGAGGCATCGATCAAAGAATAGAATCTGGCATACCAGATGTATGTGCAACGATTGATTGCGGGTTAAGCAAACAAGTTGGTAAGCAACTTACGCAACAAGCTGAAAGCTTCTACTTTCCTATTCCAATCCACGATCAAGCCACTCGCAACGCTGGCAATTCCCCT